TATCATTGCTGTCTTACCCGACTCTGCCCCCTGCAAAAACCCTTCTGCATAGCCAATTATATTCTTCATGTCTCTCGCAAACTCGTTTGCATGAAAGGCAACCTTTATCAAGAGATGACCCCCTGATTTTCTGATCTTCTTAAAATAACCCTGTAGTGTTCAATTTTTCCAAAAGGATTAATAAAAGGTTGCTGAGTTGCTACTTCATAAATTGTGGCCTTATTTGCTCTGGGTCCTGCTGTTTCGGAATAAATATTATCCCCCGAAGCACTTCTAATATTAGTTATTAAGATGCTAGTTAAAGAATTAGAATCTTCTCTGTCGGATATTCTTAGGTCTGAACGTATTCTTCCCAGAATTAAAGAATCTTGGGTTAAGTCTATATTTACAACAAGCTCTTCTTTCGTTTCTGCTCCTGCTGGAATAAAGTTGCCCGCAACTGTTCTATCTAACATCCAGGTCTTAGCAACGCCACCATAAGAGCTTTGCTCCACAGTAGGATGATATATATCAGCTAACATGGGAAACATGAAGTCTGTGTCTTCACAGTTAACCATTATAGAACTCCGATTGTCCTAATAGACTTGGCATACTTAGAAAGAATTTTATCTACGATCATATTGCCGGTACCCTCGAAAACTCGATCATCGAACTTGATTTTGAACTGATCGGTATTATAATCTTTAACGTATCTTTCAACATACTCTAGCTTGTTGCACTTAATGTCTTCCACAAGAAGTGCCGCCGCTCTAGAAATTTCTGAGGGTATTCTCTTATAGCCAACTTCGACACTTAGCGTATAGTCAAATGTTTTTGCAAATCCCCTGTATCCAAACTGCATGTCCCAGAGGTCTGACATTGCTTGAGGCAAAATAAGATTTGCTCCTTCTGATCTATTAAACATTCCGTCATAGTCGATGGTGATTGCAGTCTTATCGTCTGTTAGCTTGTAGCTCATTTCATAAGCATCTGGATATGAGGCATCATAAACTAGAACATTGTTTTCATAAAGTTTGTTTAGCTTTTTCACGTTTGCCCAAAGTGGCAAATAGTCTGCCCCCAAACCTACTGTTTGGATAACTTTCTTTTGATAATAGAAACCCTCGATTACAACAGAGTCAATGATCGCCCTGGCTAGCTCTTCATGCTGAGTATATTCGGCTACTTCTGTTGATGTACTGCCAAGAGTATTAGGATCAACATATGGCCTAACTACAGTATAGAAATATTCAGTGCCGTCGATTGTTACTCGATATTCGGAGTCGTAGTCTTTGCTAAAAGATATTACGACTTCGGAACTGTTGTCTGAGGTAACATTACCGCTGACTATTGAGGCATCCGACATATCCAAAACAGAATAATCATACTCCGTATTTGGGTTTGTAACTTCAATGGTTACTTGTGGTGTTGTTGAGGTGAGCCTCAAAATTTCCATACTACGCTCCGTATTCTGAAGCAACCTCTTCTGGCGTAGCCTCTCTTACATGATTACGTGTAAGCCATCTGGCTGCTTGTTCTTTAGAGACAATGTTGTATCCTTTTTCAAGTTTACCAAAGAATAAAGGGCAACGGTTGCTTTCTTCTGCCCCGCTTTTGCGGTTGGCTTTGCAGGAGTTTTAGCACCTGCAGAACCGATAACATCGGTATCGGTCGCCCCACCAAGCGAAGACTTTTTCTTTCCACCGGCACCAGGTTTGTTTGGTGCGGTAATTACCCCTTTGTCTTCTGCCGTCTCGTCAAGCTTGGTCTGTTGTTTTTTTACTGCCTTTTTGTATTTTTCTGCCATCTCTTCTGTAATAACGGCTTCGCCATCTGCTAGCTTAGCTGTAGAAGTTTCTTTTTTTGATGTCATATAGTCTTCCTCCCTCATAATATTATAACAGAATAATTAAGGGGGCAGAGTATAACCCCTGCCCCCTCAATTGTGTGACTTTAAGGATTAGGAATCTGCTGCTGCATCGGCAAATGCAATAGCGTCTTCTTCCTCCCACTGAATACCGAAACGTACGAATACGGTGTACTCAATAGTGTCTTTCTTTGCAACATACTCACGGTTTACAACGATGTCGCGCTGGAAGCCCCAAATACGGTTTGCGGGGAATGTGAGGTCCACGAAACCATCTGGGTAGTAAGGAACTTCCTGAACGTCGATACCGAGAACACGAGTGGTGCGAGCACCACCAAATGTCTGGCCAACGCCATCGAGGTAATTCTGACGGTTAGCCTGTGTGCTACCTGGAACCTGTCCAGCAATAGCCTCGGCAACTGCATCAGCGAGAGTACCATTGTTCTTTACAATGCCCTGGAATGCATCGGTACCAGCGTAGAACTTAAGGTTGTTCTTAAGTGCGCGGTACTTGCGGGGCATGGCAAGAATAATGTCCTGCATTACGGTTGGAGTCCACTCGTCATTGGTTACAGTTACCACAGACTCGTGAGCGTCGCCACCAGTCTTTTCTTTGTTAACAAACCCGTCCATGATGGACAAGAAGTTACCAGTAGAACCGTCACCATTAATGGCTAGATCCTCGATGTCATTTGCAAATGCATTTGTCATCAAACGAACTAGGTGATCTTCTAGAGCTGCACCCTCGATGTTATCTTCGAGTGCCTCTGCAGAAACTTCCCAGTCCAGACGGATCTTTTTAGTGGTTAGTTCAACCTTTGAGAAGGTTGCACCAGTGTTGGTGTAGTCACCAATGCCCTGGCTGGCAGCACGAATAACGCGCTCCCCGACATTGACCTTCTCTAGTTCCATTGTGTTGGCCCGCATAGTTACGCGGCGACCATCCTTGGCGAGAACAGTGCCATCCCAAACATAGTCGATAAAACGACGTGCTTGCTCGGGACGGAGAATACCACTAGCTGCATCACCCGAAGGATTAACTGCGTTTGGGCCAGTAGTAAGACCGAACTCGGCATTAGGAATGTTACCAAGTGTGTCAGCACCAGGGTCTGTAACGTTACCAATTCCACCAGATGCAAAAGCACCTTGGCCTTGGAAATTACCAGGAGCAGTTCCTCCTAGTTCGCCACCTTCACCTGGCTGATTTTTCTTGATCTCTTCCGACATTTGTCACCTCCTAAGTGATTTACTTATCTAAATAAGTCGGCAGTTTTGAGGAAACGACCGCCCCATAGGGATTTTTGAACCATTTCTGGTTCATCCTGCACGATCTCGCCTAGATCGCCAGATTTGCGGAAAGCAGTGTCTTGCTCAACTGCGTCAACACGCTTTCCAAACTCATCAAATTTTCCCTTTGTTTCAGTGACTTCCTGCTTGGTAGCAGCAACTTCTTCCGAAACTCCAGTAATTGATTTCTTTAGAGCATCGACCTCGGCGTGTAGTGCTTTTACGGTCTCTGCTAGATCGCTAAAGGCTGATGTAATAGTATCCTTGATGTCGGCAACTGCATCTACAGCTTCGTCATCAGACTTGGATACTTCAGCAGCTTCTTCGATAACCTCGTCAGCTTTTTCAACTTCCTCGGTTTCAGTGGCTTCAGCTTTTTCAACCTGAACCTCTGCTTCAGCATCGTCTGCCTTTTCAACTTCAGCCTCTACGGCTTCGGCTGGTTCAGCAGCCTCAACGCTTTCAGCTGCGGCATCTGCCTCTGGAGCGACCTCATCTGATTTTTCTACAACCTCTTCGAGGTTAGTGGTTTCATCAGTCATAGGACTTACCTCCTTTTTCATCTCAATTGTATTAATGCCTTTAGCACTATCAATTAAGAGTTTTACCATATCTTGTTTGTCATCATCGTTTTTCTCAACGAATCCGATGTTGTCCATCGCTTTGCCAGATGCAGGACTTTTCTCAGTCTCATTTTCTGACAACATTACGAGGCCATTTTCTTGATCCCAAAATACATTTTCGAGAACTACGTCAACACCCTCGCCTTTGAGGACGTCAACCCCGTCAACCTTTTCTACTGAAAGAATGCTAGCAAACTGATTTGCAGGAGAGTCTACAAGAGAAAGTTCAACTAAATCATAATCTTTAATGACACGAATCTTGGAATCAGCTTTTTCATCGTAAGCGTCGTCCCAGTCATTCATTTTACCGCCGATAGAGAAACCAGAGAGGGTTCCATCTAAAACCTTTTCCCAAGTGCTTTGAGCACCTTTGGATACATATGCAGAAACGTATACACCACTGTAGAATTTTTTGGTCTCGGGATCAAAGTACTTGTCCTCTTTAAAGGAGACCATTTTACCTACTGCTGTAGGCTGGTGCATTTCTCGAATGTTTCCCCGAAATTTTTCAAAAGCTTTGATAGAAGCTTCCTGTGTGACGATGTCCATTTGCTTGTCTACATTGTCAAGGGTAGCAAAACCAGAGACCGTACGTCTCTCTTCATCAACTTTACTGAATGGCATAGAAAGACGAACGCTGTCGCCTTCCGTATCCCAGTGTGCTTTAAACATAGTCATACTATCCTAATTATAGCACCTTTTTGAAAACTTTACAAAAATGTTACTATTGAGAAGATCTGCCTTCTCCTTGAGCATTTCTTCCACTAATTGTTGCAGTGCTATCAGATTGATTGTTTGATCTTTCTG